CAATCACAAGGATATTATTTTGGTGTGGTGCCTTCAATGGCCTTTTGCAATAGTGGGGAATTCATAGTTGCAAAACTGGGGAATTTTTTTTGCAACTTTGTCCGTTTCTATTTTGCAATAAATACATGAAAAAGGAGCAATATTTTTAGTTGCTCCTAAGTTAAATATTTTTTTAGCAGATGATATAGCAGCCGTTTATGAAAACTATTGACGGTGCAGTATACAAGGCATCCTTAAAAATTACTGTAAACCGAAGTCCATCCAAGGATACATCAATTAAAGATTAGCAGAGTCCATCAACTGCAAGGTGCTGTTGTCATGAAAATGTTGACGGGGCAAAGCAGACTACAGATAATGTCACAGAAGAAAAATCTTTGTATCGAAAGATAGAAATTCCGACACCTCCGCAACACGGTATGAAAAAATGTTTGGGACTTTACTTATTTACGAGATAAACAACTAATGAAATTCCTCCGATTATAAAACATATAGTCATTCCTATTGTTCCAATTCTCTCTATTGTTTCATTTTCTGATCTCATCATTCCCCTTAATAATAATCCGAGTATTGATGCTAATAATGAAGTCCACATATGTATGCTCCTTAAATCAAATTGATTACCAGCATTATATACGATGCACTAAACTTATACAATACTTTGAATTATTATTTTCGTTTTAATTCAAGTTGCATGACTAGTTAAGATTTTTAATATATTGTTTTGAAGACACCTCTTATTGTGTTTTTCCTTTTTAACCCATGGCTTTAAATATTTTTGCCATACATAGTGTTGGTTTGCTTTACTTTTCATAACTAACTCCAATCTGTTGCGGTTTAATTCTCACTTATAGCCGAAAAGTGACTATATATATAACACATAAAGCATACCACTATTACTAATACTTATCAAATGCCAGCAGGGATAACATCATCAATCGTCCAATTCCTTTTTGGCTTTTCCATACCAAGAAATTGCTTATGGCAGGTCCAAATGTCGAGGAATAGACCAATGGGCATAAGCCAGAATTCATCTGAACTAATGCCCATCTGCACAGTACCGTAATAGAAAAGCCGGGTAAACAACTCGTTATCGTTTATCCGGCTATCGCGTTTTTTGATATGCCATCCCCGGTGGCGTTTTCCTCGCTTTCCACATTGCGCTTGGTACCGTTAAACATTGCTTGGGTTATGGCAGTCTTGTATTCAGCCAGTTCCAGTGGTGTAGTAAGCAATTCAACCTCGTCTTCCGTGAGCAAGTTTTTAGGTGAGTCTTTATGTCTCAGATTATGAATTTGGATTGATTGATTCGCTAAAAGTGTAATAAGCCAAACGATCTCATCAAGCGCCATCTCGAAGTTTTCTGACTTCATGAGTTTTTCGCCGAGATTGGATAGTCCGCCGTATCTCCTGGCGATCTCTTTTGTAGCCTTGGTGGTGAGGAGCATCTCATACTCTTTACCGCCAATGTTGATAATTGCACTTCTGTCATTAGTCATTAATCAACACCTCCCGCAGCAGGAGTAAAGACCGGTTCATAGACAGATGTGTACCAGCCGGAAATTACGGAAGCAGGGACGCTCGTATCATCCTCATTGGCCTCGGCTTTCCACGGATGCTTTCCGTTTCCGTCGGTCTTATTGCGGCGGAACACCGTGCCCTCAATGGTCGGTGTAGAAAAGGTGATGCTGTCGCCCTTGGTGGCGAGGTTGGTCGCCGGAATGCCGAATTTCACCCTATAGAGCCAGAAGTATCTGTAATTTCCGTTTGCCTTTTTTGCACGGAAGCCTACGGCTACAGGAGCGCCGCCATCCTCACTTCCGGAAATAACGACGTGATTGTCGTCAAGCTTTGCACCCGTCAGATCCTCAGCGGCCGTCACACCGATATCATCGATTCCGAGGGAGAGTTTACCGCTCTTGAATTCCTTCACAACCTCAGCAGGCCCGTCGTCAGCATAAAGCGTAGCTTCAGCAAGCTCGACGGACAGATCCGCTTTCATTGCTTTTGCAAGCGGGATGGGAGTACCGTAGGTTTCGGTACCGTCTGCAGCCTCTGTGATTTTTGCGTAATAGAGCTTATCAAGCCCGATAGTAGCCATTTGTTATTCCTCCAGTTCGTAGTATTTCGCCACATCGATGGCGTAGTGGTGATAGCCGGTATCATCCTCGTGTCCGATATACCGGCGGTCGGTAATAACAAAATCAGCCTGGAGGAGCATCCTCACAAGCTGATTCTTTCTCTGTAAATAGTTGTTTTTACTGAACAGCGAGATCCTGACTTCGTTTATATCCGCAAGAGGTATATTGTCTCCGTAAACGGCAAAGGTGTCAGTAAGCGGGGTCAGCACCATGTATTCATCAGGTGGCACTCCGCTGAAGACGCCTGTTTCGACAGGGATATTTGCGGTTTCAAACAGTGTGTTCAGTTCAGATAATATGCTCATAGCTTCTCAATCTCACTTTCCAGCTTATTGGTCATAGCCCCAATACAAGCGTCTTTGGATCTGCTTTTGGCAGGTTTCAGAAAAGGCTTCGGAGGCTGACCGTGCCTTCCGTATTCGAGGATGTTGGCAAGTTTGGCATTGCTGCCGCCGTCAGAGCGCGGCTCTGCAAATCCTATTTTCACGTTGAAATTACCGTCTCTGTCCTGCTTCGCCGGAGATACACCAAGCGCAGATTCAAGTTCTCCGGTGGAGCGGCTTTTAACCTTTGTGTTTTTACCGACCACAGAGGAAAGATTGTTTTTTACCTTGTCGTATACGACTTCGGCTCCGGCTTCAAGAACCTTCGGTATGATCTCATCGGTCTTTTCAGCCAACCTTGACACTTTGAGCAGGAATTCCTCCGGCATCTTGAAATCGACCTTAGCCATCAACGCTCACCGCCAATACTTCAAGATACATTCCACGGCCCTTTACATTTTCAACCGAGTATATGTTGTAGCGTTTGCCCTCGCAGACGATAACATGGCGGTTGTGAAGAGCAAGTCCAGGAATAGTGCGGAGACGGAACAAGGCATTCACTTCATCTGACTGCGCCATGTTACGCCACTTTTCCGTAGAATTTTTCTGCTCAAAATACGCCCTGACTGACGCAAGAACAGTATCGCCGTGGTTGACAAAACCGTCAGCATCCTTCGTGGGTTCGGTTAAGATAACATCGATGAAGGTGTTCATTTTCCCAAAACTCATGCTTACACCTTCCAATCCCGGTCAAGCTTAAGAAGGAGATTGACCGTTTTCCACACCTGTTGTCCCGCCTGCACATTGTCGGCAAAAAAGCCGCCGGTGCTGCCGTCCCGGCTCTCATAAAAATGGGACGACAGCATAATGACAGCCTGCTCTGTGGTAGGCGGCATAGGATGGTCCTTGTAGAATTTCTCCGGAAGGTGCTGATAGCTTTCGGCATAGGATACGGCGGCGGTGATGTACATCTGCAGGAGTTCATCGTCCGCCGTATGCTCAAGAATAAGATTTGCCTTTACTTTTTCAATCAGCGTCATACCGCCACCGTCCTTTCTTTATTCTTCGGTTTCCGGTTCCGCGATGACAACAGTGAATGTGGCTTCGGGATAACCGGATGCCCAGAGCGTGAACGACTTCGGCTGATTTACGATTTCGTCGCACTTGAGCCACATCACAATATCTCCGGCCTGCCCGCCGACAGCAGCAGCCTCAGCTGCATCGGCTGATGTCAGCTGACTGCCGTTATACTTAACTGCCGTGATGGCAGGATGTCCTGTCGTTATGAGGATGGCAACCCATTTGTGGGTTTCTTGCGCGGGATTCGAGCTTTCATACGCAATCAGCCCGTCAACCGGAACAGTGACTGTAATGACATTGTCCTCGAAAGTGATGGATTCGACTTTACCCTGATTGGCTGTCATATCTTCGCTCAGAGCAGTGGTGACATTAGCTGCTGAGACATTCCATGTATCGGGTTTCATCAGTCCTGTGTCCTTCAGTTTCAAAAGCAGCGCGTTGAGGTCGTCCTTGAGTCCGGCAACATTTGTAGCAGTACTTGCTGCTTGATTCGGTGCAGAAGGAAGCCCCGTTACCGAGGCTCCCTCCTTAATTTCAAGCGTTCCGCCGATTACGGTTTTCTCGCCGCCCTGTTCGGTGTAGTTTTTCGTGTTATAACTCATACTGCACCTCCGTTAAGCCTTCTGCTGGAGCACCTTGACAGCCTCCGGCAGAATGAGTTTGCCGTCAACACGCTGGGTGGCAACAAAGCCTACCTGACCGGTTGCAGCGTAGAGCTCATTGAGTCTCTTGAACACACGTCCCTGGCGGTCGGCTACCCAGTAATAACTGAAATCGCCGAACACGATGCTTTTTGCGCCTGCGGCAATTGCGGGTACATATGCCGAGGTATACAGCGGACAGTTCAAAATGGTGTCAGGAGTACCTGCCTGCAGAGAGGGCTGCCAGAGATACTGACCGTTGCCGTCTTTCAGCTTGCGGATCGCCTTTACGGTGGCATCGTTCATGACGAACACCGCTTTGTTTCTATAAGGTGCTTTCAGCGAATAGAACAGGTCGAGCACCTCTTCAATCGTGATAGCCGCAGCGCCTGCTGTGGTCACACCGACTTGAGCACCACCGGTTGCAGCGAGGATACCGGTCGGTTTACCGGAGCCGTCTCCTGTGAAAAAGGCTTCTTCCTCCTTGCTGCCGATACGCCTTGCGAACTCCCTCGAAATATAGGATTCAAGAGGAAATACACTGTCATTCAGCAGTTCCTCGGAAACCTTAATCATTGTTCCAAGCTTGTACGCGCCGATGGAAACCTGACCGAAGCTGTCATCACTGTCGAGGATAGCGCCTTCCTCATCAATCCAGGAGGCTGTACCCTTTGAAGCCACGACTGGAATCTTGCGGTCCCCGGAGGAAGTGGTAATGACCTTTGCCAGTCTGCGGAAAATGTTCTCCTCATCAAGAGCCTCTACAAGTGCGCGTTCGAACTCGTCCGGGACGAGGTATCCGCCTTCAGAATCGGTGCCGATCTGCAGAGCATTTTTCACGATAGGATCAAGACCCTCACCTGCGCGGGTACGCATGGCGTTCCAGAACGCTTTCCTGTACTCGTCGGAGGCTCTGCCGG